TCTTCCTGCTTGGACACAATGTTCCAGTAGGTCTTATGATTCATCAGGAACTTCGCGCGGCGGTGATAGCCGGGCTTCAGATAGCCGACCAGCTCAATCAGCTCGGCAGTGGTCACGGTGTTGTCCGTGGCCCAGTCAACAGCGTTGGTGCCGTCCGCCCAGTTCGCGGCTTTGTTGATCCCTGTGGGCTTGCTGTCGCCGTCGCCGTAGATAATGAGCGCGCCGATCTTCTCGGCGATGCCCTCGGCAAGGTTTTCAGCCAGCCAGCCCTCGAAGGAGTTGATGCTCATCGCCTGGATGGTCGCGGAAATCCTGAGCACCTTGACGATCTCGTAGCCTGCCAGGGTCACTTTGACCATGGTGTCCGCGGCGGGGGTGATCAGGGTGTTCTCGGCGTGCAGGGCCGCCTCATTCTTGACGCCCTCCACGACAAAGGACACGTTGCCGGGAACCTGAAGCAGGGTGATCTCATTCAGCAGCGGGACATAGTCGCGCAGCTTGTTGAAGATGCGCTCCTGGGTGATGGTAGGCACCACAGCGCCAACCTCGGTTATGCCCATCTCGTAGGCGCGCTTCTCAATGTCTTTCCCCAGCAGCTTGCTCAGCCACAGGTCTCGGTATTCGGGCGTCGCGATGCGCTGCTCCAGGGTCATCTCAGAAAACTTCATGTTGTTTTCGTCCTTTCTGATGTCAATAACACGGTCAGGCGTCTTCGCGCCCGCGGTCAGGTCCAGGGCGGTCTGTCTGCGCCGCTCCAGGTCCTCAAGTTCCTTCTTGCGTTCAAGCAGGCTCTTCTTCTCCTCGGCCGCGGCCTCCACCGCTTCCACGGTTTTCGCCCCGCGCACCTCAACATCAAGGGCGGCCAGGCGCTCATTTACCTGCTGAAGATTCATATCATCCAGTTTCATTTCTTCACTCTCCTAAAAAGTCGTATTTTGCTTTTGCCAGCTCCAGCGCGCTTCGTGCCTCCGCACGCTCCTTCTCGGCCTCCGCCTCGAAATAGGACCGCGCCATCAGGGTCGTGCTATCGTATGCGGGGATGTCCACAGCCGCCACGTCGTAGAGCCGTTTAACCCCCGTAATACGCCGGGTTCGGGTTGCTTTGTCGTACTGCTCGTCTTTCACCGTGAAGGCAAATGACATCTTGTCAATCAAGCCCGCCTTGATTTCCTCGTACAGGTTTCGGCTCTCCACGCTGCCGGAGAGGTCTGCCCGCACCTTCAGCCCGTGGTCGTCCAGCGCCAGTTGGAGCGTACCGTTTTTCGTCCGCGCCACCGGCTTCCCGCAGTGATTGAAATTCATCACCACATCGGACATCTGCGCGTCGGTGAATGCCCCGCGGTCGATGACCTCGGAGTAGGCGATGTCGTCCACCTCATACATCACTTCCGGGCGCTCAAACACCGCCGCATATCCTTCCACAGTCATGCCCTCCGGCTCGGCGCGGATTTCAAAGGTCCGGTACTGTCTATCCTTCGTTATCATCTTCTACCTCCTTGGCCGGCTCTTCGTTGATCTTCGGGTTCTGCCAATACAGCGGCTCATCGCCCCACGGCACCGCGGGCAGGTTCATCACCTGTCTCCACTCGTTCGGGGTCAGCGCCATGCGGTCCACCATCTGCACCAGCTTGAGCTTGTTATCCATGCTCATGTACTGCATCCGGCTGGACTCAAACACCACCTCGTTGCCAAAGCCCCGCTGCCGGTCGGTGTACACCTTATACGTCAGTTCCAGCCCGAGCGCGATCAGGAACGGCTCAATCGCGGAATCATAGAACGATTCCCAGGCGTCCCCGAACAGCTTGCCCTGGATGGCTTCCTCGCTCACGCCGAAGTAGCGGTAGATGTTCTCCCGCAGCTGCCCGATGTGTTCATAGGTGGCGATCTCCGGCTTCACGTCCACAGCCTTGAAGTCCACCGTGCTGTCCAGCATCGCGATGCCGCTGCTGTTCTCCAAGCTCAGGTAGTCCGCCACGAAGCGGTCTTTCTGCCGCTTGATGTCATCATCTGAGAGCATCGCCTTTGTCGACTTGAGGATGCCGCGCAGGTTCGCGGTGCTCTTGATGGCGTTGGCCATGCCCTGGCCTGTGGTGTCCAGCAGCTGCAGGCTGGTCGTGATGGCGTGGTTGCTGTCGCCGAAGATGTCCGACTCGTTGTAGTGTTTCCTCAGCACCAGCAGGTCGTCCCACCCGGCCGTCAGCTTCTGGCCGCCGGCGAACTGAAATCGGATGTACAGCCGGCCGCCGTTCTCCACAGCCTCCGCCGGGCAGTTCGGGATCGGGTACAGCGAAATCGCCCGCCCGCGCTCGTCCCGGTTGATGTAGATAAAAACCGTGTTGTTCACCTCGTACAGGGTCCGGCACTTGTACAAAAAATCCTTGCCGTTCATGTACAGGTTCGGCCGCACCCGCAGCAGGCGCTCCAGCCCCGGGTCCTGCCGCGCCACCGCGTTGGCCTTGCTGGTGTGCTCCGCCAGCGTGTGGACGCAGCTCCTGGCCACATCGTTCGCGTACACGCCGCCCTGGAATGGGTAGAATTGGCTGGTGTACGTCCCGATCTCCCGCCAGGTCGTTCCGGTCCGGTCCTTCTTCCCGCCGAACAGGGCGGCGATTGCCCCTCTAAAATTCATTCGGTTCATCACTCCTTAATTCGGCAGTATCTGAGGAAGTCTTCCTCATGGTCGCAGTAACCCACAAAGGCGTTGAGCAGGCTCACCATGCCGTCAATGCGCCGTGTGGAAGAGGTTTTGACGGGTTGCACCGTTTGGATGCCGTCCCGGTTCAGCGTCTTGACGCCTGTGTTCAGCAGGCACCAGCGCAGGATGGGGTTGTTTTGGTAGACCACGCGATGCTCCTCGAACAGACCGCCCAGGCGCTTCATGGGGTAGGACCAGGTGAAAGGCCCCTGAGGAATCTTGACCATCTCAAAACCATTGTCCTTCATGTCGTTTTGCCAGTAGCCGGCCAGGGCGCGGTCGTAACAAATCCACAGCGGGCGGACCCCGTGCCGCTCCACCATGTCCGTGAACCACTTTGTCACCGCCCGGTAGTCCACGGTGGCCCCTTCACAGATGGTCAGCCAGCCCTGCTCTGCCCACAGCCGGTAGGGTGCTTCTCGGGCGTTTGACTGCTCGGTGGCGTTCACCCGCGCCTGCGGCAGGAAATACTGCTGCAGGATATAGAAGTTCGGGTCCTCCGGCTTGCGAATCAGCAGCGTCGCGCAGGTGAGGTCTGTCGTGGCGGAAAGGTCGCAGCCGCCAATCGCGTAGGTGTTGCCCAGGTAGGCCATGTCCGCCGCCGATTCATTCAGCACCGCTTCATACGGCAGCCACGCCGCGGCGCTGTTCTCCGGCACGTTGAAGTCCTTGGTCAGCACCGTCGGCAGGAAGTTTGGGTCGCGCTTGGCCTTTTCCACATTCTCCGCCAGCGTCACCATGCTCTTGATTTTGCCCAGTCCCGGGTTGGCCTTGCCCCAGCACTTGGGGTCTGCCCACTCGTCCCGGCTGTCCAGCTCATACAGGAGCGGCAGCAGGCGGTAGTCCTCAAAGCCCGGTTCCCACAAGGCCACCTTGGAGCAATACTCATACTTGGCATCAAAAAAAGCCTCGCGCACAAAGCCGTTTGTGGAAATCAGCCACGCCATCGGCTGCTCCCGGGCGGCCTGGCTCTGGACCATCACGTCATAAATCTTGCTGTCACGCGCCTCGTGGAACTCGTCCTGGCTGAAGAAGTGCGCGTTCAGTCCGTCCATGGTCTTGGTGTCGGCGGCCAGCGCCTTCAAAGTGGAGAACATGGCCGGGAAATAAATATCGCTCTGCCGCTTCTTGGTGATGGACCGGATGGCCACAGACTGGGCCCGCATGGTCACCGCCTCGTTGAAGATGAGCTTCGCCTGGTCCAGTTTGTTGGCCGTGCAGTACACCTCGCAGCCGGTCTCCCCGTCCGCGATCAGCATGTACAGTTCGACCGCGGCCGTCTCGGTCGACTTTCCGCACTTGCGCCCGCGGATGTCCACAACCTCGCGGAACCTCCGGTGCCCGCTCTTGTCCAGCCAGCCAAAGGCCAGCGCAATCTTCGCCTTCTGGAACAGCTCCAACTCCAGCTTCTGCCGGCCCCACTTGCCCTTGGAATGCCGGCAGTAGGTTTCGATGAAATCAATCGGGCGCTGGGCGGCTTCTTCGTCAAAGTGAAATCCCGCCGGCGGCGCGTCCATCCACGCCACCTCGCGCTCGTACACCGCCCGCACCTTGGCGCTGACCACCTCGTCCCCAGATTTAATGGCCTCCAGGTACAACCGGGGCCAGTTCATTTTTTGCTACCCAACGCAAAGCGCATGATGTCCTCCGCAACGTCCTTGGAGCCCTGCGGAAGCCGGTCGATCAACTGCTTGATGATGGTCTGGTAGTTCTTGTCCCGGGTGTTGTAGATTTGAGCCACAGGCCGGAGGCGCTCATAAGCCGGCGCGTCAGGCGATTGAGTAAACATCTCCACATCCCCGCGGGAACTGATGTCCTCCCAGGCGTCATCCAACAACACGCGCAGCCGGGCGGCCTGCACAATCAAGCCATCACAAACTGCCCGCTCTTCATCCGATAAAGCCGCAAACACCTTCTTCAAGCGGCTCACTTCTTTTTTCATACGAGCTTCTTTGCTCATCTTCTGCCATCTCCGTCCTTTTCTGGTATTAGGGAGGGGGTCGTATATGTATCGGTCAGTATCAGGAAGGGGGCCCGGTGGTTTGGGACGGGAACGCGCGTTCGCTATTTCAAGGGGGGACTACCCCACCCCGGTACAACCTGCCCGTCCTCATCGAACACAAACCCCTCCACCACGTCCCCTGCGCCACGGTGCCGCTTCTGATGACAGTCAAAGCACAAGGACACGAGGTTATCCAGAGCCAGCGACACACGCCCGTCCGTGATGTTCTCCGGCGTCAACTCAACGATGTGATGAACTTCCTCGGCACGACCACCGCAGTCCACACAACTGTACCGGTCCCGGTTCAGCGCGTGCTGGCGCTGTTGCCTCCACAGTTTGGAGAGGTAGAACGCCCGCGCCCAAGGCTGTGCCATGTCATACCACCGCCTCGAACCTGAACTTGCTCCCGCACAGCCCCAGCCCGTACCCTCCCGCTATCAGAGAGAGAACAGCCACACAGATTGCTATAATCATTACTCCTCCTGCATCCCAAACAAAAAGCTCATACGGTTCCTCCTGTCTTTTTTGGCAGCTTGACGATGTCGTAGATGCGCCCGGGCCGTGTGCAGATGTCGCACTCGCACTCGTGCGGTTCAAGCTCACAGGTTGGCTTACATTGTCGGATATACGTGACAATATAATTGCGGTCGCTGATAAAGACGCTCAGGCAGTTGCTACACAAGGTCAATACCAACCAAACCACCCCCTTGCTATATTGCTAACTGCTTGCCCGCTTGTTGCGCTTCGGCAATCCGTCTTTCAGCGATTTTGAAATAGTCTGCGTCCAGTTCGATGCCGATAAAGTCGCGGCCATTCAGCACCGCCATCTTGCCAGTTGTCCCGCTGCCCATGAACGGATCAAACACGGTGTCGGACGGGTTAGACCACGAAATGATGTGGTCATTTGCTAATTGTTCGGGGAATGGTGCAGGATGTCCCTTAACACTACAAGAAGCATATTCCCAAACATTGCACTTGATTTTATAGTCATTTACAATATGGTTTTTGTTCTTTTCTTTTCGGTCATATCTTAATTTATCATTTTCGCTTCTTTGATATGAAACGGCTCTTTTCCCTGCGTGTTTGCATTTTTCTTTAATGTAATTGCAACATTTAGGCTTTCCCTTGCTAAAAACAAACATATATTCAAAACATCCTGTATATCTATATGCTGTTGTTGGGTCTATTGGCGGAAACTTTGTCTTTTTATAAATCATCGTATCATGCAGATTGAACCCAACCTCCTTGAAATATAACGCCTGCCTGAGCGATGTCCCCGTCTCGCTGCCCTTTATTGTTGCATCACCAACCACCCACACAACCACGCCGCCTTGTTTTGTCACTCGATATAGTTGCTTTGCAATGCCTTGAAACTTCTCGAATGTCCATTGTGAAATGTTGCCGTTGTAAGTGCGTAGGTTATCATAGGGCGGCGATGTTACTGTTAAATCAATGGTGTTGTCGGGTATCGCCTGCATCAGCTCAAGGCAATCGCCTTGCATTAGTTTCAGCATTTGCCCCCCTGAACGGCTCCTCCTGTCTTTTTTGGCAGCTTGACGATGTCGTAGATGCGCCCAGGCCTTGTGCAGATGTCGCACTCGCACTCGTGCGGTTCAAGCTCACAGGTTGGTTTACATTGCCGGATATACGTGACAACATAATTGCGGTCGCTGATAAAGACGCTCAGACAGTTGTTACACAAGGTCAGCTCCATCGCGCCCTCCCAGCGGTTCATCCGCGCCCGCCTGATATGATTCGTTGCTATTTGTTTGCGATTAAAGATATTTGTTCGGGTTTGTTTTGAGCATCAGCGATACGCTTTTCAGCGATTTTGAAATAGTCTGCGTCAAGTTCAATGCCGATAAAATTGCGGTTGGTGTTGATGCAAGCCACACCTGTACTGCCTGAACCCATGAAGCAATCAAGGATGGTATCGCCGGGATTGCTTGATGTGGTTATTATGCGGGCGAGTATGTCGGTCGGTTTCATACAAACATGCTGTTTCCCGTTGTTGCGCTCGCTTGACCGCCAAACATTGTTGTGACACGGGTCAAGGTTGTGGGTATAGCGCAGGCTTTCATATTGTTTTTTAATTTCGTTATACTCATACAAGAGTGTTTTGTATGGCTTCTTAAAGCATCCAGTGGTCTGTAATTTGTTATAAGATTCTTCGCTTGGCATCCTCCAATGCGACGCCTTGAGCGAAAAATAATGTACTGTATTTTGAGATAAAAGGCTTCTTATTTCGTCTACAGATAAATTAGCTTTTTTGCGTTCATCTATCAAATATTCCTGAATAGGTTTCAGCAAATTTCTCTGCATCAAAAAATGATTCAGCCCGTAATCGTCTTGAAATGTGTACGACAAACAATATTCGCACGTATTAAACCATGAGCGCAGATTGTTATCCTCACTTGGATTCTTCCAACTCAGCGCCCGAAAATCTCCCTTGTCCCACACACAAAACGAATTGAACACAAACCGCGTATTCTGCCGTATCCACTCCATCAGTTGAGCAATCTGAACCATGTCATTGTGCCAGAAATAAAATGAGCCGTTATCTTTCAATAACCGCTCGCATTCCTTAAACCACTTCCCGCACCACTCAATATAGTTTGGTATCTTGTCCCACTTAGCCTTGCCTATGTTGTACGGTGGGTCTGTCAAAATTAGGTCAACGGATTTGTCGGGCATCGCCTGCATCAATTCAAGACAGTCGCCCTGCATCAGCTCAACACCCAACAGCCCACCCCCAATACAAAAACCGCCCTGTGAGGAGCGGTCTTGTTTATACTTTGCACATTATAATCATATACCATTATTTGAAAAATTCAAGGTGGTTTTATGTGGTTGTTTTGTCTGCCTGCTCGTACGCGTCGATAGCCCGCGGTTTGAGGTCGTTAACCACCCAGTTGATTGTGTATCCCATCAGGTCGGCCACGCTGCTCCACTTGAGGTTATTGATGTACCGGAGGGTCAGCAGCGCCCTGTACCTTGCGTCGGGGATTCGCTCAATAACCGCCTGCGCCTGTTCTTTTTTGTTCACAAGGGTGTCGATGCGCTTGTTCACCCGTGCCTGCAAACGGTTGAGTTTTGTAACCAGTTGCTCCGGCGTGATCAGGTCAGCCAGCTGCACCCCCAGCGCCTCGGTCTTGCTCCCCGCGCTGTGCTGCACGCAGACCCCGGTCAACGCCGCGTTGCTCATGGCCCGGTCCAGGATGTCCTGGCGCTGCCCCTCCAGCCGGGTGCGCGTGTGGTCCAGGGCGGTGATTTCGTAGTCCAGGTTTCGGATGGAGTTGAGGAATTGCTCACCTGTCATATGCTCACCTCCGGCACTGCCTTTGTCCCGTTTTCTGCCCACTTTTCGGGACGGATGCTGTCATGCTCGTGCAACTTCTCATGGCATCCTTTGCAAACACTTATCAAGTCATCCATTTTTTCGAATCCGATGTTTTCGTAAGTTATATGATGAACCGAAAGGTTCTTTGCACTTCCGCACAATACGCATTGGTATCCATCCCGCTTTAGCCGTTCATTCGCCTTTTCCCTCCATGTTTTAGTTCGCAAATATTGATAATAGTCAATTGCGGCTTTTTTATAATACGCGCAGCCCGTAACCCAAAAGCCCATCCCATTATCCTGTCTCACAAACCCGGGTTTATATGCATATTCGCATTCGTGATAGTCGCCTGTTGTAAGATAATCCTTCTCAATGAGCGGCATTCCATATTCGCAGGTTTTACACAAATGAATATCATCGTACCAACGCCCATCCTCTAATGCTTTCTCATAAATCATGCCGCACCTCCGCTGTCTCGTTTTCTGCCCGCTTTTCGACACGGATGCTGTGTTTCACTCGGTCATGTTCTTCTGCCTGCTTGGCGTTGTTCCATCGGTCGGTAGTACCCACCAAATACCCGGTGATGCGCCGGATGCGCTCAAACGGCCTTGCCCTGACCGTGTACTTG